CTGGTCCTTGGAATGCATGTGACCATACTTTCGCCCAAGGTAACTCTTCACCGTTAGGTGCAGGTAGGAAACGAATAACGGCATAACCGTTACCTGCCTTGTCTACTTCCAATTTCCATAATCTCTCGTCAGCACCACCAGTGCCTCCTTTATTCATCTTTTCTATCTCAGTGGTCAGTTTGGAAGTAAGACTGCCCAAGCGAGATTGCTTTTTCAGATTTGCGAATGACATATTTGTCGTATTAGTTGGATTTGTGTATATTATACAATACTATTTAGGTATTGTCAACCCTTGATATAACAAGGTTTGCAAGAAATTTATGCCCCTCTTCATTGGGGTGTCCACGAGGTGCTCTAGGATATGGATCATTGGTAACATAATCAACAGGAACCTTCGTATCATGTTGTATTGATAGTATAAAATGAGGTTTATCTTTTAGTATAGATTTGATGGCATGATACATTATCATCTCATCTATCCTACCATACTCATCAGTGTACATGTCTTTCAAGAAAGGATGAGGAACTGATGTCTGAATTCTTTGCCACCCATCATTATAAAACTCTGTTCTCATTCTCTTTGTCATTTGTATGATAAACATCTCATACTGTGACAGATCATGACTCAGTAAATTTCTTAGTATTCTTCTGTTACTACCACCACCTACAGCAATATTATAATCCTCTACTCCAAAATGATTAGCAACTAACCTACTATATCTTTTAGTTTCTTTATCATCAAGTTCTGCTCCCATAGTAACAGAACAACCATCAAAATAAATCATCTAGTATACCAAAGAACAATAAGACCTGGTATTATAATAAAGAACTGTGGTAAGAAGTTCATTACTATAGCACGTTCACCCATCTTGTTACCAACGTAAACCCATCCTGCTGCTCCTATCATTTGCAAAATACTATTCCATGGAGTCCATCCCATTACATGAAATACCATAGCGATGGGTATTATAGTAGCACTAGTCCACTTAGCGACGGAGATTTTGTTGCATCGCATCTAATGTAGTCCTCATGTTCTTGAATATTGTACCAAGATCTGCGTCACCAAATCCCAATTCTTTTGACCCCTTCTCCAAGTTCTGTTTCATTTGCTTTGCTTGTGGGTCGTCTGACAATGACAGTCTTGTCCACATTATTTGTTGTTTCTCTAGCAACTCTTTTACTGTCTCGATGTGATGCCACTTAGCTTCATCACTCATCTTAGGAAAATCTTTTATAACTTCATACAATTCTTTCTGTAGTTCCGTAATCTCTTCCATCTCACCACGGACAGTTTCTGATCGAAAAAACTCACTCATGATACCTCTCTTTGACTCTTTGTAATAGGTGATCTTTATATTTCTTCTTGTCAATATTTAGAAATGGCATATACTTCTTTATCTTTAGTCCTACGGTCTTCCACACTGGATCATCTAACTGTTTATCATAGTCTTTACAATAAGAAAATATCTTTTCATAGATACACATCTCCTCCACACTTATCCTTCCAGCAAGATGTTCTTTGAGTATGGGTGGATGACCTTTAGATGCATCAAAGAACTCATCATAATCATACTCATCCATCATATCTTCTGAACTCTGCTTGAAGTTATAGAATAAACTCTGCTGTCTCTTCATCCAGTCCCTATACACAACTTCACCTGATCTAATCATGTTACCAATCCACACACCTTGTGGGTTGTCTGTTGCTACGAAATTAGCAAGAAAGAAATCACATATCTCATCATCTTTATACTTCCTAGATGTTTTCTCAAAAAAATACCTATCCTTTCTTTTATAAAATGATTCTATCTTAGCTCTTGATCTACCACCATACCTATGGTAATCATACTTGTCCTTAGTAAAATGATTTTTGAATGCAAGATACTTTGTGTAGGTGTCAAACGGTGTCATAATGTGGAGGGTTGATCATCTCAACGTGTTTCTTTTTCTTAGAATCTAATTGTTGTGCTGCAGTAAACCATTTAGGGTTAGCAGAACACATGTCACAAATGTCACGAGGTTCTAAGACCTCTTGGAATGATGCTCTCAACTCATCTTCAGATGCACCAATGCTAGTTGGTTTGTATGCCAGATACTTTTGCCACTTAGGATCATCTAACTGACCTGTAACTGCTAATGATTCTCTAAGGTAGGAAATCATAGGACACTTCCAGAGATGTCCATTGTATAATTGTGAGTTAGGACAACTACAATGCTTGAAACTTTCTGTGATGTTATGATCTTCGTAAGGATAGTATTTGATACCATCACTGTAATCATACTTGACCAGATCAAACCATACTCTTGGTTGACCATTGTCCATACGAAATGCTTCACTCAATTCAAACGTGTTGCCATTGACATCAAGACCTCTAGACTCAGCATACTTTACAAACTCATAAGCATTCTGCCAATTTTTGACTCCCTTTATTGTATACCATGGGAAATGAAATGTCAATCTAAACACTACTCCTTTCAACATCTCATCAACTATCCACTCCTTCTCCTGTAACAACCTAGAACCATTACTAAACAACTTTACCACACAAGGTTGCCCAGTACGTCTTGACAACTCTCTCACTCTTGCTGTGACTTCTCTGGTGCGTGGTTCTAACAGTGGTTCACCACCTATAATACTAATATGACTCCAAACAAATATTTTAGGTAATATATTTTCTATATCAACCAACAACTGATCAATATCTATCTTACTACTAGCACTTAGAAGACTACTATTATGATTACAAGCACGACATGCTAAGTTACACCCATTGATAGTGTGTATACTTAGCAATCTAGTAGTAGGTCTTCTCTTTTCTAATCGTTTTATCTCTTCATCAGAAACATGTTGAAAGTTATCTGTCCAAAATCCTTTGAGTTTTCTTATATACTCTACCTTATCTGACAATGAATCTATATTATAATCACGCAAACATGCCTTTGCTAATTTACGTTCCTTCCACAGATTCATATCATAATGCTACAAATTTAGCTCGAGATGTTTTCTTTAAATAATTTAGTTCACTTGCATTACCTTTCAACTTCTCTTTCATTGGTTTACTGATGAGTTTACTTACAGATTCAATCTCTATACTATTCTGCTCACAGTAATGACAGATTGCTTCGATGTAATTCATACCAGAATTATCTTTGACTAGATTCTCAATATCATTGGAGAACTTGTCCTGACATAGGAACTTATTCTTCAATACCAATCTCATTTCTGCTTTAGTTGCCATTAAGTTTGTCCTCTACAAATTTGTTAATGTATTCTACAAGTAGTTTCATGTACTTCATTTTATCATACTCTTGGTAAACTGTCACTTCTCCGTTCTCACATGTCATAAGTATGACAAGTTTCTTGACAGGAATACCAGTCCTCTCATAAAACATACATGCATACGCTGCTGCCTGTACAAAGTAGTTCTCAATCCAGTCTCTTGGTTTAGGTTTAGCTGCTGTTTTGAAATCTATTATTGACAACTCACCATCATATTCTGCAATACAATCCACCGTACCTGCAACACCTAACTCGGTAGAATAAAGACTCTTTTCAAGAGCGTATATATTATTTATATTTCCTAAAGATTTCTTAGCTTGTTGAAATAACATCTTAGAACCAGGTGTATCAGGATCCACCTCTTTGTTCAAGAGGTGATTCTCTATCAAGGTATGCACCTTTGTACCACGAGTGGTAGATCTTTTAGTAACTCTATCTGCTTCTTCATCACCAACTCTCTTCCTCCACTTCACAAAGATCTCTTTATTGAAATGAGAAGTGACTGATGTGATAGACACCATTGGTCTACCCTCTACAGTATAGTATCGTACTCCCTCAATAGTCTTCCTACTCAAAGCAGGAAGATCACATTCTACATGAGTAAACATTACATACCTAATTCAATTTTACTTACGAGGTAACTCTTGACAAGACCTGATCTTACGATGTCATTGATGTTGAACTCAACTAAATCAAACTCAGGCATACGTTGAATGATCTTCTGAAAATCTAGAATACCATTCTTCTCATTTGTCTTGATGAGATCTGTTTGTGCTGCGTCACCACAGAACATGATCTTACAATTTTCACCACATCTTGTTATTATACTATCTAACTCATGAAAATTCAAGTTTTGTGATTCATCTACAATCACAATTGAATCATCTAATGTAGTACCACGGATGAAAGATGTAGACCAGAAGGTTACACTCTCCTGTGCTTTGAGATTACCCCATAACATTTCAAATTCTTGATCAGTAGGTAACTCAAACATATACTTGACCATATTCTTATATGGTATCTGATATAAGAATGACTTATCCTCATGATCACCAGGTAAGAAACCAATCTCCCTAGTAGATACTAAAGATCTTACTATCACTACCTTTTGGTATGGTGTAACAGGATCTAAAACTTCTTTGAGTGCATTGTACAGTGTAATAAATGTCTTACCTGTACCAGCAGCACCATATAAAAATAGATTCTTACCTTCTTGATATGATTCAAAGGCAATCTTTTGATTAGCAGTGATAGGTTCCACTGCTACCATCATGTCAACGTTATATGGTTTCTTTCTTTTCATCTGCTTAGTAGACATACCAGCACCAACGTTGGTAGCCATTTTCTTTTTTCTTGCTGGCATTATGAGAAACGTTTTTGTGGTTTTACTTTGGATCCTGGTACTTGTGCTACCTTAGATAACACTTCATTCCATCCTCCATCAGTTCTACTGTAAACGTCTCCTGTACCACTGACTACTCCTCCCGATCCTTTCGACCAATCTTTATCCCAGTCAGGATTATCTTTTCTCCACTCATCATACTCTTTCATTGTCATAGACAGTTCTTTAGTTTCACCTGTCTTTAAATTCTTTAGTGGGTATGTTGGCATGGGTTGTTGCGAGTGATTTATTTATTGAGTCCTGAATAGCAGCACTAAAATGTAAAGGTTTAGCAGTACACATATTGCATACGTTCTCAGGTATTATACTATTAGTACAGAACTTTGTCAATTCATCATCACTACAATCAACAGGTACTCCATCTACAATATAATCTTTCCACTCATCATCATCACTCTGCTCTGTGACAGACAGTAACTCCCTCATAAATGCGGTGTTAGGACACTTCCAAAGATGACCATTATATAACTGAGAGTTAGGACAGGAACAAACTTTATAACTTTTACTAATATTATTATGGTTGTAAGGGTATACTTTACCGTCTCGTTTTTTTATTGAATCAAACCATCTATCCTTACCAGTATGATGTTCGGTGACCAATACCTTAGGGTGATCGAACTTCTTTATTATATCTACCACCTCTGGTAGATGTACACTGACTCTCAAATATATCTGAGGATCATCTAATGCTCTTCTAATCCAAGATTCATTCTGTAACAGAAGTAAACCGTTAGTGTATAGATAGACAGCATTTCTAGTGTGTGATCTGCATTCATGTAATATCTCCTCACATCTGGGATTTAGTAAAGGTTCACCACCAATGATTGATACTCTATCTATGTCAAGTCTTGGTAAGATAACTCTTATATCTCTCAACAAAGCATCAGTATCTAACTTACTACCAGGTGAGAAGTAATTGCTGAAATGATTGCACCCTTTGCATGATAAGTTACAACCTATCGTAGTGCTTACATCAAGTATGCTTAGCTTGGGCAAGATAAGCAGCTCCTATACTAGTACCTCCATCAGTAGAGATTGGTTCAGCATATATTTTTCGACCAAGTTTCTTCTTTAACATGTAATTAACAGTGCAATTCAAGAAGCAACCACCAACAAGCACCAAGTCTTTGTCTGTTAGTTCTGCCAATTCAAGTGCTCTCTTCTCCCACTTTTTCTGTGTATTATAACAATCCCAATCTTCACTTATCCATATCCCAGTATTGCTATCAATATAACCGTAAGATGCTTTACCCATAACCTTACCAGCATCCATGTGATGCCAACCATGTCTGATACAACACTGTTCAAATTCTTTTCCAATTCCTACATCATGGTCATCAAAATATCTTTTATGTATTACATTCCATGATGGTAAGTCATACATACTTTCTATTTCTATCTTCTCAGATACCCACCTCTCACCTGTCTTAGAACCATTAGCATCCACCACAATGGCAACTGCATCATCAAACCCAGACCTATACCATGCACATGCAGCATGAGTCATGTGATGACGGTCACGATAATCATAGACCTTTGCATTAGGAAACATATTAGTCACCTTCCTTAGATCCATTACCGATAGTAATTGTTCCGTTGAATTATCCCAATAACAATGTGATACTGCTATCACATCAATATCACAATCAATATATGGTAACAAACATTTGATTGAGTTACTATACTTTTTTCTATTGATTCTTTCTGCTTCCAAATAAAAATCCACTACACCATCTTTCATAATGCAGATAGATGCGTTATTGGATAAGTTTACTCCTAGTATATTCATAAAAACCTAAGGGGCAAAAAATTTACGGAGTTTTTTTCCCCGAATATTTGAAAATAAAAAGTCATTTTCCCCTGAGTATACCGATCTCTGGAAAGTAAATGTAATCTAACTCACTGTTCTCTAGTGTTCTGATAGCATCCTCTGGTGTCTCAACCATCGGTTCACCTGCTAGGTTGAATGATGTGTTGAGTAGTATAGGTAGTGATGTAATTTTCTCAAACTCAGTTATCAAATCATAGAAATGTTGGTTCTGTTCTCGTGTAACAGTTTGAACTCTACATGTATTATCAACATGATTTATTGCAGGTAAATTATCCACCCAATCTTCTCTCATATCAACAGCAAAGGTCATGAATGGTGACTCATCTAGACCTGCCATATCAAAGTACTTGTTAGCATGTTCTTTTAGAACAGTACCTGCAAAGGGTCTGAATGCTTCTCTATGCTTGATCTTATTTACTCTATCCTTTCCCATAGGATCTCTAGGATCATAAAGTATAGAGCGATTACCTAGTGCTCTTGGACCTGCTTCAGATCTACCCTGAAATATTGCTATAACCTTGCGTCCATCTCCACTATAAAACTTATCCTGATCCAAATACTTTTCACCATAAGCTAAGAGTGATGCTACTTGTTTTGGAGTAACACTCTCACCAGTAATATTAGATAGGTCATACTTAGGTCCGAGGTAAATGTTTTTCATACTTTATGGGTGATGTTCATAATGTTCT